AACCAGTGAGGAAGGTGCAATATTAAAACGAGAATGGTGGCGAACATATACTCATGAAGAGATTCCACAATTACATCACGTCATACAATCTTACGATACAGCGTTTACAAAAAAAGAAACAGCAGACTATTCAGCTATCACCACGTGGGGTATTTGGTATCCTAGTGAGGATGAAGGGGCTAATCTCATACTGCTCGATGCCATCAAAGGTAGATACGAGTTCCCTGAACTAAGGAGATTGGCCCTTGAACAATATAAATACTGGCAGCCAGAAACAGTTATAGTTGAGGCAAAAGCATCGGGTCTGCCACTTACATACGAACTAAGAAAGATGGATATACCCGTTGTAAACTTCACACCTAGCAAAGGCAACGACAAGCATGCCCGTGTGAATGCTGTTGCACCTTTATTTGAATCTGGTATGATATGGGCGCCTGAGCAGAAATTCGCAGAAGAAGTCATTGAAGAATGCGCTGCGTTTCCTTACGGTGATCATGACGACTTGGTTGATAGTACAACTCAAGCGATCATGCGATTCAGACAGGGCGGTCTGATCGGACACCCTGAAGACTACATCGACGAAAAGGTCGAAAAAATTAAAAGGAACTATTACTAATGGCAATAAGATTTGGAATGACAATAGCTGAAATGATTCGTCAATTGACGAATGGTTTTAGATCAGTCAAAGGTAGAAACCCAGATGGCCTAGAGTTAATAAAAATTCAACAAGAAGCTGTACAAAGATTTAAAGACATGAACAAGGTTGTCGATATGAAAGGTAGACCTGTTGATGTATCAAAAGGTATTATGGGTGGTAGACAGATTCAAGACTCACCAGAGTTTGGCGAAAAAGTTAGAAGAATATACGACAGAGCAAAAGGACCGGGCAAAGGCAAAGAGATGGTTGATGCGTTAGGGTCACCAGGTGCTAGAAGATCATACGAAACTATAGAAGCACAATTGGGTGTAAGATTATATGGTGATGAAACATTTGATGAAATACTAGAAATACAAAGAACAGGTAAACACCCAAGAGGTGAACCAGGTGAACCAAAAGCAGAGGGTGGTCGTATTGGTTACAAAGTAGGATCAATAGATAAAACACGTAGAGCACTTTTAAAACTTATGGGAGCAGCTGGTGCAGGTATTGCTGCGCTTAAATCAGGGATATTAGGAGTTGGTAAGGGTGGAGCTAGACAAGTTGCAAAAGAAATTATTAAAACACCCGCAGTCAAAGGTAAACCAGTTTGGTTTGATGCAGTGGTTAACAAAGTTATTAGAGAGGGTGAAGATGTTACCAAAGGATTTGCAACCAAAGAAAGAGAAATTGTTCATCGTATAGATATTGCTGAAAAACCCACAACAGGATATAAAGATACTTTTGCAGATAATGTTTATGTTTATAGAGATTTAGATACAGGACAAATTAGAATTGAATATAACTCTGCTGATAACATGGGAGAGGCACCTGTTGATTTAGTTTACAAACCAGGCGTCGCTGACGAGATGACAAAAGGCAAACCTGCAGATGAATTTTTTGCTGTAGAAAGTGTGCCTGAATCTAGAATGGTTGGTCCAGATGATTTTGATGTAGAGGATGTAGAAAATGTAACAGAAAATATTGCAGATCTAAACTCAGATGTTTCTAAATTAAGATTGTTTGCAACAGGTGACAAAGGAACTACAAGAGAAATTTTAGATTCAATTCAAAAAAGAAGAAGAGCAAGAGATATTACTGAAAACAAAGACGGTGCGCAGGCTGACTTTATGTCATCAAGACAAGGCGAGGCTCCTGATTACGATCCAGAACAGGATTTTGCTTCAGGTGGTATTGCAGGAATGTTAGGAGAATAACATGGCCGATATCATAAAACGAATAGAAGACTTAATGGATCTATTCGATGAGGGTGAAGTAACTACAGCAGATAAAATACAAAGACCACAATCAGCATTAGACAGACAAATGTTTGAGGATTTTAAGAAACGTAATTCAATGGCAGAGGGTGGACGTATTGGTTTTCAATATGGTAGTATCCCAGAAGCCTTAAATCAATTAATATCTGAAGGTAAAACTAATTTTGAAAGCATGTCTGCTTTAAAAGATAAAATAAAAGAAATAACTGGTAAAAGACCCGGTGGTAGTTTTCAAATAAATCAAAAAGACTATGGTCCACTTTTAAAACAATTTACTTTTGAAAAATTTAAAACTAAAAAAAAATATAAACCCGAAGAGTATGTTGTTAAAGATCAAAAAAAATTAACTAAACAAATAAAAAAATTAAATAAAAAATATAAATTAAATAATAAAGGCATAAACGTAAAACAAATTTTAACATCAACAGGAAGACCAGCTTTAGAAATTCAAGCCAATGCTCAAGTTTATGGACAAGTTGGTCGTCAAGCACCGCCATCAATTGATGGTTTTAATGATATAGAATCAGAACTTAAAAAAATTACAAAAACAGATACTTTTAAAAATTACGATAAATCTGCTGCAATGAAAAAGGGTGGAGAAAAAGCCGCAGCAAAAATGATAAGTCCAAATAAAAAACCAGTATTTGATTATGTATTAAAAAATCCAAATTCAACAGTGGATCAAATTACAAAAGCATTAGATTTAAAAAAAGGGGTCGTTACAAAAACTCTACAAGATCTTTATGTAGATATGTACAAAAGACTTGGTGACGAAGGAGCTGTTTACTTTAAACAATTTGATTCAAAAGATATTGTTTCTGTTGCTGACTCTATAAAAAATATGAATGTAGATTTAAAAGATAGAGTTAAACAATTAGTTACTGATGCATATAAAGGAGATAAAAATCTTAAACCTTTATTAAAAAAAATAAGTGATTTTTACTCTTTGCAAAGTGAAATTAAAAAAACATCATACGGTAAATTTTTTGCAGGTAACTTAGATCACACTATTCCATTAACTTTTATAAGACAATTAGATGAAGGTGCAGACCCGATGAATTTAATTAGAGTAAAACCAATGCCAGAATATCTAAACCAGCGTGCTTTTAAATCACAATTTGATAGAGTTTTAGGCCAAGCCTATGCAACAAAAAATAAAGAAGCATTAGAAGCCATTGTTAATTTGCAAAGTTATTTACCAAAAGAGTTTGGTGGTATTACACCGGATGGTAAAATTATTGACTATGGGGCAAAACCTTTTTCTTTAAAAACCAATTTATCTCAAGCTGATTTTCCTGAAATATATAAAAGAGTTTTTGAGTTTATAGAAAACCCAAAACTACAAGAAACATTTAAACAATCAAAAGTTTCATTTAAAAAATTATTATCTCAAAAAAAACAAATAACCGCCGCTTCAGACCAATTTAAAAAACTTGTAGCAACATTAAGTAAAGATCCAAGATGTAGACTAAATAGATTTAAAGGTGGTCGAGTCGGATTACAAGATGGCTCTGCTAGTTTAGATATTTGTTTTAGACAAGGTGTTGATAATATTAACAGAGGTCTACCAAATCCAACCGCAGCACAAGCAAGAAATTTTGGTAGAGTTGCAGCTCTTGGAAGAAACGTAGTCAAGTTTGGTGTATTGCCAGAAGCTCTTTTTGTTGCTGGTGAATCTGTAATAAGAGCAGGTATGGGTGACACTTTACCAGAAGCAATCCTTAGAGCATCAGAATATTTGCTCCCAGGTAATCAAACAAAAATAGCCGATAGAATGATGTTAGCTAGAACTGTGGGACCTAAAACTGCAGAGTTAATTTTAAAAGCTAACGAACTTAGAGGTTTTGAAAATCAAATAGAAAATCTTGAAAACGAAAAACAGTTTACAGGTATCCTTACAGATGATGGGTTTGATGATAATTTTTTTGGTCAAACAAAAGTTGAAGAAGAAAATGCAATACAAAATAGAATAAACGCTCTTCAAAATCAAAAAAAATCATACAAAGCACTAACAGAAGCCCAGTATAATTTTGCTGATAGAAAAGCTCAAGAGGCAGAGGATATTAGAAAATCTAAAGCTTTGTTTCCAAAATTATTAGCAAAGGCTAGATCAGTTCAACCTGATTTTGATGATCCTTTAAAAGAAGGAGTTCAACAAACTTTAGATTTAAATTTAAAAATGTTACCAAGTAGATTTCAAAGACAAACAGATTTATTTT